CTTTATAGTATGCCTAAGTTTACACCATGGTGGGGATTGTTATATTACAAAGGTGTAGAAAGAAAGTTTAGGAAATTTTATGGACGCAGTTAAAATATTATCATTTGTTATAAGAGACAAATACAAAAAATTACATACACTTAGATATGCTTTATATAATACACCACTAGCTAGAAAATATGTTGCGGCATTAGATGCAAATGTAGCTATTGCAGATAATAACATAGACTCTAACTTTAATAATAAAGTAGAAGCTGACTATCCTGATATTTGTAATGAAATAAAAGCACTAGTTAAATCTATCAACCAATCATGTGATTATTTAACACTACCTGAGTATGATACAATTCAACAAAAAGAATTAAATAATTTACATGAACTCTTTGAAGACTGGGGTGCAGTTCCTAGACATCAAGAAGATAGATCTCTAGCACATAAGTTTTTTAAATTAAATGACCTAATTCATATGTGTGAAGATACATTTATGGATGGCCGTGTTATGGGTGCTATAGTAGATGTTAAACCTTCAGTTGAAAGTGGCAAAGGTGGTAAACATTTTAAAGTTACTGAAAAGGATAAACTGTTACTAACAGATCAATACAATTGGGGTAGATTGTATCTAGGATATAATACATTAGGAAAAGATTATCTAGCTGCTATGAAAGATAATGACATTAGACTAATACAAAATGATCAAGTAAAACCTCAAGTAAGATATGCTGCAGAAGTATGGTTAAACTTTGGACCTGATCAACACTTGCCTACTAAATTTGAATTTGCTAATTGGTTAGACACATTAGATGAAAAGACCAGTAGTAAAATTAATTTAAATGATGTACAAGGTAGATTATTGTTGGGCGAATTAATAATAGATAAACCTGTAGATTTTGATAAAGTAAAATGGAATAAAGAAGTGTTCTCTACATTTAGAGAAGTTGTAGATGTTATAATTACAGAGCAATGGCCACCTCAGGAACTTGCAGATTTTATAAAAGAAAATAAACATCAGCAATGGATACCAGATGAACTACCAGCTAATGTATGGGACAGTGACTGGCCTTGGGCTCCTGTTTATAATCATTTAAATAATCCTTTAAATGAAAGAAGAGTAAAAGAAGAATTAGCTAGAATTGATAAACATTTTACAGCTCATAGAGATACAGATAAGTCTGGAGGGTATGGACATGAAGGATGGAGTGGAGTAACATTACATGGAATAGGTCCTACTAAAACTGAAAACTTTGAACAGTATGGATATAAGACACAAGAAGAAGCTAATTACCATTGGACAAGTATTTGTAATGAATGTCCATATATAGTTTCTACTATTAAGTCACTCCCGTTTAGTAAATATGATAGAGTAAGAATAATGAAATTAGATCCAGGTGGTTACATTATGCCTCATAAAGATGGTGATGGTAGAATATTTGGTCCTTTGAATATAGCATTGACTAATCCTGAAGGATGTGAATTTATCTTTGAAGGTAAAGGTGTTGTACCGTTTGAACCAGGTAGAGGGTTTATGTTAGACTTAGGTATAAGACATTGTGTTCTTAATGCTACAGAAGAACCCAGATACCATATAATAGTACATGGAACACCATCAGATGATATGGGTCCTTTAATATGGGATTCATTACAAAATATGAATGTATGGAATAGCGACTGGCCATGGGCGCCTGCAGATCTATGAAACTAGCATTCTGTATAACTAACGCAACTACACATAAAGAACTAAATGATTATATGGTTGAGTATACAACATATTATGCTCATAGAATGAACCATGCACTTCATAGCAAATCTGATATAGTATTTGCTAATGATATAACCAGTGGTTTAAAACAACATAGTAGTAAGTATGATTACATACTATTCATGGATGCTGGTTGTAGAATATACATTGATAATGTAATACAAGATATAATTAAAGTGATCAAAGATAATCCTGACTTCCTATGTGCAGCTCATATATTAGATTGGACTAACAAAAACAAATGGTATGAGTTACATAAACAATTTGTATTGGTTAATATAGATACATGGAATGATATCAATTGTCCTGAGTTTGGTGACTGGACAAACAAACAAAGTAAAATTCCTGTAATAGAACGTAGCGTAGAAAACTTCCATGATGATTATACACCACTATGGATTAAAGACAGTGGTGAAAAAAAGACACAAACATATGAACATCCAGGATGGAATTTTATTATAGAAGGTTTAAAGTATGGTTGTGATATCATTAACTGGAACCAAGAGATAAGATCAAAAAGAACGTACTATTATCCTGATACTGATTCAGATATATTTTGGCATTGTATTAAAAACAAAACAATAGATCCAAGAATAACAAACTTTAACCAAACTCAATTACTACAAATGTTAAAACATGGTGTACAAGATCAGATATGGTTATACAACAGTGAAGAGATTGGTCTTAGGTTTTTTGACACTTATGATGTAATTGCTATACCAGCAAGTGGTTTTAAATATCTAGATGTATTTAAAAATAATATGCTTAGGTATGGTGGTAAGTTAATAATATATGATTTCAATCCCAAAGCATTAGAGTGGATAAAGACTCTGCATCAATCACAAGAATATAATATTGAATCTATAGCAAGTAAATTTCCACACCAAAGAAATTTTAAACAAGTTAAAGGTTATGGGTATGATAAGACTATAGAATATTTTGGAGATGTACATGAATTTAATAGTTACTTAGAAATGTTTAGAAAAACAGATGTAGTATTTGCAGAAATAGATTTGATACAGAAGCCTGAGCTACTTATAGAAGAACTACAAGGTCAAAGTTTCATTCATATATCAAATATATTTTCTACAGATTGGTTGATTGCAACATTTGGTTTAAAGTTTGCTGAGGAAAAATATAACACATTTATTAATACAGTTGGTGATAATGTTGAGGTATCAGGAGTATCACCAATAAGCTAAGCGTATGCACCTGTCTTAGTTTGTGCCTCCCACTTATCTCGTAACTCAACAAAGCCACCTATCCAGTCATCTCTCTTCTCTACAAACACCTGAGGTTCGTCACTTTCAACAGCAATGATAGTTACTATCTGACTAACAGGTATATCAAACATCTCTTCAAACATTACTGCGTACGCAGACTCTTGCATAAAGTAATTAGATATCCAATCACGCTTCTTTCTTTTAGAAGATGTTTTAAAATCAATGATAGAAACTTTACCGTCCCACATACCAACTAAATCAACTCTACCAGCTACTCTAAGGTAGCTACTATATAAAGCTACTTCTAAACCATACACTTCTTGTAGGCGTATATCTAATATAGGTTTGATCTGTTTAAATAAGAAATGGTTGATTGGTTCTATAGTTCCATAATCTAACTCTACGTTGTTTAGATAATCTTCACATAACTTATGAACCTTAGTACCTCTTCTAGCAGCTGTACCAGCTATTCTATTAGCTTCAGCTTCACCAACCTTTTTCCTCCATGCTATTATGCCATCTTTTATAGCAAGAGATGTTACAGTAGTTACAGAAGGATACTTCTCACCATTTGGTGTAACGTAATGCCTTTTACCGTTCAAGTTAACAGTACTAAGATCATTAAAATTTAAATCTTCTTTATGAGGAAACATTATGATGGATCGCCATCTGGATCAAATGTAGCTTTTGGATGATTGTGCTTAATATTTCTAAGCACATCCTTAAAGTTATCATCAGAATGTCTGGCCCCAGCAACACCTGAAACTATCCTAGGCATTTCTAATATCTGTTCTAGATTAGGATTAGTTTTCAAGTACGGTTCTCTATCTGCCATCTTCATTATTTCTTCAGAGACTTCGCCAGTCTCTTTGTCTCTAAAATTATATGTCGGCATGTTACAGTCCTAAGCCAGGGAAAGCTTTTTGAACTACAGCTTTACTTACACCTTTAATATTTCTTTCTTTCATTTGAATAACTAACTCAGCGTCAGCTGGTTCAATTGATTCTAGAATTTGTACAAATAAAGATTCACGTCTCATTTGTACAATCTTAGCTTGAACAGGTTTACCATCATTTGCAATAAAGTATGAAAAGTTTTTTAACTCTACTATCAATCTACCTTCACTGTCTGTATCCTCATCAAGAGGTCTGTATGGAGGTGTCCCAGGAGGCAGCAACCATGAAATGTGGGGGTTGTATGCTAGTTGGAATATGCCACCTAGATGATCTTTTGTAGCTTGTGGTAGAGCTTGTAACGCTTCTACTTTTAGTACAGTATTTTTTGTCTTACGGGCTTCTGATAAGGCCTCAGCCATGCCTATTGTATTTCCACTCATTTTTAAAACTCGCTTATATCTTCCATTAAATGTTTCAGTTTATGCGTAATAAAATAGTTAAACATTTTGTCTCTACCCTTCTGAGGGGTATCAAACTTATTTAGTACCTGCTTTTCTATTCCTTCAGGAATATACTCTAGGTCTATTATCAACCTATTTCTTATCCATCCGCGCTTTAATTCTTCGTCCTCAAATGCTTCTTGTACGTCGTTAATATTATCACCCTTGAGGTTATCTAAGTATTTAGCTCGTAATGGTTTCTGTCTTATTCCATTAACGAAGCATCCGTCTGGTGATATAAAGTTAGGTATACCATCACCCCTATCACCTTTTGCTATATGTTCAATCAAATACCTTTTAGGGTTCTTATCTCTAAGCCACCTTTTATGTACAGGATCGTATTGCTTCACTTTAGGATATTTATGCAGTTGAATAAAGTCCTTATCACCAGATAATATTAGTAGTGGTTCATCATGGTTATGTTTAACCAATGTACCAATAACATCATCTGCTTCAGCAGTCTCTACTCTTATTACTTTATAAGGAAAAAATGTTTCAATCTCATCTCTTACTTTATTAAGTGTATTGAAAACACTTGACCAGTTTATGCCTGATTGCTCTCTATTCTTTTTACGGTTAGCTTTATAGTAAGGAAAAGTTTGTTTCCTCCAGAAGTTCTTATCATCACAACATATAACTAATTCACCATACTTATCATGAAATTTAGTTCTATTGGACCTCAAGCTATTAAGTATCATATGACGAAATAGATTCTCATCTAAATCAACATCCTTATTACCTCCAACCTGTATCATCAAGTTAGAAATCATTACTTGGTTTAAATCTACCAATATCATTTTAATTCTCCATATTCATTTATACTTTATAGTATAACCTAACCCGCACTAAGACAACGATAAAAAATAATTAATTTAGTTGTTGCCCGATAATGAAAATGGGTGTACAATAAACATAGGGCAATTAAGCTCTACAGAAAAGGACTAGGAAATGAAAAAAAATAAAAAAATTAATAAAGATACAAAATGGGGTGACATAGTAAAAGAATTGTCTTTCTTGGACCAACCACAATCATCTCCAAAGTATGCAGAAATGAAAACAATGTTTACACAATCAATTAATAAAAAGAAAAAGGTTTAAAGAATGAAGAAATTAAATAGCCAATCTTTATCATTTGAGGAAGTAGTAAAAAGACACTTCTGTCTTAATCATAAAGCATTGCATACAAGATTTAATAAGCATTACATATACAGATTTAGATCTGAATTTATAGAAAATTTTGGTTTAGATCCATTCAAATGTGTATTGTGTAAATTTGATTCACAGACAACATTGTTTAATGGAAGACCTATAATTATGGAGTTGGATCATATTAACGCACAGGTAAGAGATGGACGTCCATTTAATTTAAGGTTCTTATGTCCTAACTGTCATACACAGACAGACAACTATAAAAACAGAACAAGAACAATTGAAGAGATACATGAAGGTTTTATGTGGATGGCTAACAATAAAAAATAATTAATTTAGTTGTTGCCCGATAATCAAAATGGTAGTACAATAAGGTATGAGAAGAAATACTAAAATATTTAACCTTAATCACATTAATAATAGTAATGTGGATCTTTCAGAGAAGTCCAGTCTGAGAGATATAGCGAGAGGGACGCAGCTCAGAAGAGAGGCGAAAGACAGAAGAAGTTTTTCTAACCTTATACTTCAACAAGGCCTGGCAAAAATAATTAAAATAAAAGTTGACTTTATTAATAATATGGGGATACTAATCTCTGTAGATTCTTTGAAAGGGAATAACATATAATGGCACATCAAGTAGAAACAATGGCGTACGCCGGTGAAACACCTTGGCATGGTTTAGGTACAAGAGTATCAAACGATTTAAGTGTGGATGAAATGTTAGTGCAGTCTGGATTAAACTGGAAAGTAAATGCGCTTCCAGTAGTAGGCAAGTTAGCGTCTGGCGAAGAGATTAAGTCTGATCATAAAATGTTAGTTAGAGATACTGATAATAAACAACTAACTATGATTACAGATAAATGGAACCCAGTACAGAACCATGAAGCGTTTGACTTCTTTAGAGAGTTTACTGAGCAGGGTTCAATGGAGATGCATACTGCAGGATCACTTCAAGGTGGTAGATGGGTATGGGTACTTGCTAAAGTATCTGAGTCTTTTGAATTGTTTGGTGGTGATAAAGTAGATAGTTATCTTTTATTCTCTAACCCACACATATATGGTAGAGGTGTAGAAATTAGATTCACTCCTACTAGAGTTGTTTGTAATAATACACTTACTTTATCTTTAGATGCTTCTACTGATAATAAAGTTAGATTGAATCATAGATCAACATTTGATGCTGATATGGTTAAAGAGACTTTAGGTATTGCTAAAGAGAAGATGGCTAAGTATAAAGAGATGGCTAAGTTCTTAGGATCTAAATCTTATAAGAAAGAGATTGTAGCTGAATATATGAAAGAAGTGTTTCCTGGATATGGTAAGCCGGCTCATTGGAGTGAAGAGCCTAAGACATTATCAGATGCTAAAGTAGCATCCTTAGGATTATCTAGAAATGCAAAAGGTGCATTAGATATTTTAGAAACTCAACCTGGTGCAAACTTTGCTCCTGGTAGTTGGTGGAATGCTTATAATGCATGTACGTTCATGACTGATCATGTTATAGGTAAGACTCAAGAGTCAAGATTAACTTCAGCTTGGTACGGCTTAAATAAAAGTGTTAAAGTAAAAGCATTAGAAAAAGCTGTCAAGTTTGCTGAAGCAGCATAAATAGTTTTATGAGATTTATATTCATACTATTTTTAACAATCACCTTAGCTAGTTGTGCGATTGCAACTAGCATGGTGGTTCTTGCTCAAGAGCCTCCTAAAATAGAGATACCTTTAAAGAGAGAGTATGGTACAGTTTTCTGGGTTCAGAAATCTATGATGTGTAATGATACACCTGTTGTGGCAGAATATGTTTTAACTAATTTTGGCCAAGTACCTACTGACTTTGGATTACTTCTTAAAGATCCTATGGGTAACTATGGAATGCTAACAGCAGTATATGTTAACCCACAAACAAAAACATTCTCTATTGTAGAGCAAGCAGCACAAGGAGTGTCTTGTATTGTTAGTGCAGGAGAAATGTGGACTACACAATACGAAGATCCTAATTTTTAGTCTAATAAATACTTACATATAATATTAACAGGAGAAGTTAAATGGAAGAAAATATGTGGGAACACTATTGCAAGATAGAACAAGCATTAATGCAGATTGGTATTAATGAAGATTGCAGCTGGTGCGGTTTGTCTGAATCAAATGACCCAGTGGTCGTTGGTGATACCAAACAATTATTAATAGACGATAACATTCAAAATGGAACATTGATACAAGAATGAAACAAATAGTACAAATGACAGAGGATGCTAGAGAATATCTTTCTAGTGTACAACCTAAAGACGGTCACGTTACATTGACAATAGATGGTGGTGGCTGTGCTGGGTTTACTTACAAGTGGGGTACGACAGATGATAGCAAGCCTACAGGCTGGCTTGGTATAGAAGACATATTACTTGTTGACCCAATCTGTGAAATGTATATACTAGGTAGTGAGATAGACTACAGTAAATCAATTGAAGGTTCAATATTAACTATAAAAAATCCTATGGCTAAAGCTAGCTGTGGATGTGGAGAAAGTTTTGGAGTATGAAATTATTAAGAATTGATTGGAAGGGTAAGATTGGTTATGGTGATATAGTTTCTCCAATCTGTTATGCTCATTCAATGGCCCAAAAGAATTGTTGTGATGTTGAACTTATATTTCATTGGCCTCAAAAAAAAGGTGTGAAATATAAAGATGGTGATCCTGAATCTTTAGATCAGCGTACAAAACATCTTGCTTCAATAGCTAAGCCAATTGACTATCATCAAGTAAAAATTAATCATAAATTTCAATCTAAGTTAAAGT